GCTACTCCTAACTTCCAAACAGTTGGCGATGCAACTTCTGCGGTTAATCAGCCAAGTTCTGCAGGCAATACACCGGTTGGTGAAGAATCTGAAGAAGAAGGCGAAACAATTGCTGAAGAAGAAACAAACGGAGTTATTGATCTATCCCCAATTTTTGGCGATGATCTATCCGAAGATTTCAAAGCTAAAGCAACGTCTATTTTTGAAGCAGCAGTTATTGCTCGTGTAAATTCAGAAATGGATAAAGTAGCTGCATCTTTAGAAGAAAAATATGCAGCCGATGTTGCAGAATACAAAGATGGTATTGTTGAAAAAATCGATTCATATCTTAACTACGTAGTTGAGAACTGGATGAAAGAGAATGAATTAGCTCTAGAAAATGGTCTTCGCACAGAGATTGCAGAAGATTTCATGGCTGGACTAAAGGTACTATTCAAAGAACACTATGTTGAAGTGCCTGAAGAAAAATACGATGTAATCGGTGAACTACAAGCTAAGGCTGAAGAACTAGCTGAAAAACTAGACGAAGCTATTGGCCACAGTGTAGACCTTAATAAAGAAGTCACTTCTTTAAAGCGTGCTGCAATTATAGAAGAATTGTCCAAAGATTTGGCTACAACAGAAGCTGCAAAATTGGGCAAATTGTTAGAAGGTGTTGACTTTGAAAATGAAGATCTTTACAGAGAAAAAGTTTCTGTAATTAAAGATAATTATTTTCCAAAGAATGTTATGACAGAAGGTAAAGTATCTGTTCAATCACAGCAAACTCTAACAGAAGACAATGATGTTCCTACTGAACTTTCAGAAGGCACTTCTACTGTTTCTGTATATGCGCAAGCGCTTTCAAGATCAATTAAAAGAGCGTAATTTTCACGCTACTCATCAAGGAGAAAAAAATGTTTTTATCGGAAAACCTACAACAAAAATGGCAAGCCATTCTTGAGCATCCAGATCTTCCAGAGATCAAAGATAGCTACAAGAAGGCTGTTACTTCTGTTCTTTTAGAGAACCAAGAACGTTCATTGCGTGAAGAGCGTAATGCATTGTTCGAGGCAGCTCCAACAAACAGCATCAGTGCAACTGGTGGTATTGACAAGTATGACCCAATCATGATTGGTCTAGTACGTCGTGCAATGCCTAACCTAATGGCATATGACATCTGCGGCGTTCAGCCAATGACAGGCCCAACAGGATTGATCTTCGCAATGAGATCTGTCTATGGTAATGGTACAGATTCTTCAGGCGGCGGTTCACGTGGTAACACTACATCTCGCTCAGAAGCATTGTTCAACGAAGCAAATACTGCATTCTCCGGAACTGCAGGCAGCGCAACAGGTAATAACCCAGTTTCTGGTACTTATACAACAGGTACTGGTACATCTACAGCAACGGCTGAAGCTCAAGGTACATCTGGTAGTCAAGCATTCAACGAAATGTCTTTCGCTATCGACAAGACAACAGTTACTGCTAAGTCACGTGCGTTAAAAGCAGAATACACAGTTGAATTGGCACAAGACTTGAAGGCAATTCATGGTCTTGACGCGGAAGCAGAATTGTCAAACATTCTATCCCAAGAATTCATGTTTGAAATTAACCGCGAAGTTGTTCGTACAATCTATGGTGTAGCTAAGCCAGGTTCTCCTGCAACAGCAACCGCAGGTACATTTGACCTAGACGTTGATTCTAACGGTCGTTGGTCAGTTGAGCGTTTCAAAGGTCTATTGTTCAACATTGAACGTGATGCTAACCACATTGCACAAGACACACGTCGTGGCAAAGGTAACTTCATCGTTTGCTCTGCAGACGTTGCAAGCGCATTGGCTATGTCCGGTGTTCTAGACTACGCTCCAGCTTTGAGCACAGGTCTAAATGTTGATGATACAGGCAATACATTCGCTGGTGTTCTAAATGGACGTTACAGAGTTTACATTGATCCGTATTCTTCAAATCTAGGCGCAGCAAGTCAGTTCTACGTTGTTGGTTATAAGGGTTCTTCTCCTTATGACGCAGGTATGTTCTATTGCCCATATGTTCCTCTACAAATGGTTCGCGCAGTTGATCCTAACAGCTTCCAGCCAAAGATCGGCTTTAAGACACGTTATGGTCTAATTGCTAACCCATATGTTGTTAACTCAGCAGGAGCAAATGACGCAGACAGCTTTACAGCTAACCGTAATCAATACTACCGTCGTACGCAAGTATTGAACTTAATGTAATCAAAAATTACATTGATAAAGCCGGCAACAAGACCGGCGTATCTACAGTCTACAGGCTGTCATTTAAAAGGGGGGATTTTTCTCCCCTTTTCTGCCTTATAAATATAAGTATCAGTAAAGGATGTTAGAGATGTATACTGCAAATATAAATGTGATAGAGCAAAACTATACAAATAGTTTACCAACAACACATGATTATCTTAGACCAAATGCTTTTAGATTTTCAGTAAAAGATATACCAAATGTATCATTTACCTGCCAATCGGCAAATCTACCTTCATTGGCCATAGGTTATGCAACACAACCAACACCCTTTGTCGATATCCCTAGAATAGGGGATAAGTTGCAATTTGGAGATCTTAGTATTAGATTTTTGATTGCGGAAGATATGTCAAATTATTTAGAAATATTTAAATGGTTAGTAGCTATTGGTTTCCCGAAAGATTATACGCAATCTAGCGTATTTACTAAAACGAGACCAAGCGCTTTTCCGTTTAAACAAGTTTCGGATAAATTTTCTGAAACTTTGGCATACTCAGACGCAACTTTAACGATTTTAGACTCGACAAATACGCCTAAAGTAAATATAATGTTTAAAGACATATTCCCTGTGTCCTTAGAAGCGTTGGACTTTGATATTGCATCTGCAAGTGTAGAATATTTTACCGCAATTGCCTCATTTAAATATACATTGTTTGAGGTAGAGAAACTTTAATTAATATGGAGATATTATGGATAATAAGAACCCGTTGAAAAACATCCCAAAAGTACCAGTGCCTAAATTCAATAAGGCAATGGCGCCGGCGGCCCCGCAGCAACCACAACAAGGTCAGCTGCAAATAAACATTGATGATCTTCGCAAAGAACGTCTTTTCATTGCTACACCTTGTTATGGCGGTATGCTTACAGAAGCATATTTTCGTTCAATGGTTCGCACATTGACATTCTTCAATCAGCATCAAATCCCCGTTGCGTTTGGAACAATTGCAAACGAGTCATTAGTTACTCGTGCTCGTAATGTATTGGTTGCATATTTCTTGCAAAGCAACTACACTCGTCTATTGTTTATTGATGCAGATATTGAGTTTCAAGTTGAAGATGTCTTGAAGCTAATTGCTCATAATAAAGATGTATGCGTTGGAGCATATCCTAAGAAGGGTGTTAACTGGCAACGTATCCGCGAAGCAGTTATGACTAACGGCAATGCACCGATGGATGACCGCTCAATTGCAGCATCCGGTAGTGATTATGCAATTAACTTTAAATTTGTTAATGCAGATTTGAAACAGATTGCTATTGAGAATGGCGTTATTAAACTACATGATGGTGCTACAGGATTCATGATGATTAAGCGCGAAGCAATTGATAAAATGATTGTAGCATATCCGGAGCTCAAATATAATAACGATTTGAACACCCCTCCAGATTTGCAAGACTTTTTCTATGCATTCTTCGACACAATGATTGATCCTAAAGATCGTCGTTACTTGTCCGAAGATTATACCTTCAGTCGTCGTTGGCAAGATATTGGCGGTGATATTTGGCTTGATCCTTCAATCTCGCTAAACCACTTTGGTTCTTTCAACTTCCAAGGTAATCCTAATCAAATTATCAAAATTGGTTAATCCATGAAATTGTCTGACCTACAGTCAATGTGGGTAGACGATTGCAAGATTAATGAAACTAATCTAGGGCAAGAGTCTGCTCGCACTCCTTTATTGCATTCAAAGTATTTGAATTTTTTATCATCTACTCGTCTTAATTTACGAAAAGCCGAGTCTGACTATTTAAACCTCCGACGTAAGAAATATAAGTATTACAGAGGAGAAATGACACAAGCTGAATTGGCTTCTGAAGAGTGGGAACAATGGCAGGGAAACAAACCATTAAAAAATGAAATGGATGAATTCCTGCAGGTAGATAACGATCTTATTATTTTAGAAGATAAGGTTGAGTATTTTAAAATTGTTCAATACCAATTAGAGCAAATTATTCGGTCACTGAATAGCAGAACATGGGATATTAAGAACTGTTTAGAATGGACAAAATTCACTAACGGTATGATGTAATGGCCGATATAAAAATAAGAAAAAAGAACGAAGTATATTTGAATATTGATGCTGAGCCTTCAATTGCTCAAGAATTAAATAATCATTTCTCCTTCGAAGTACCTGGCGCAAAATTCCATCCTTTGTATAGATCAAAGATGTGGGACGGCCGCGTCAAACTTTTTTCTATGTTTACTAAAGAGCTTTATGTTGGCTTAAAAGATTATGTTGAACATTTCGCAAAAGAAAGAGAATACACTGTAGATTTATCTGAGTATGAAAAAACGGCAGATGAATGTACTTTTGAATCTGTAAAAGAATTTTGCGAAAAGTTAAACATTGGTTCAAAAGGCGAACCTATTCCTATTAGGGAATATCAGATAGAAGCGGTACATAAAGCAATTAGCGACGGTAGAAGGTTATTACTTTCTCCTACCGGATCTGGTAAATCTTTGATAATTTATTGTATAATTCGTTGGCACTATGAATTTAACAGACGACAACTAATTATTGTACCTACAACATCTTTGGTAGAACAGATGTTTTCTGATTTCCGAGATTATTCTTGTTTAAATGGATGGGATGCGGCATCACATTGCCATCGCATTTATGGCGGCCATGAAAAAGCTACTGACTGTAATGTTGTTATTAGTACATGGCAATCTATCTATAAATTACCTAAACAATTCTTTGAAAAATTCCAAGTTGTTTATGGGGACGAAGCGCATCAATTTAAAGCAAAATCTTTAACCGGAATTTTAAATAAATGCCCAGATGCTCCTTATAGAGTAGGAACTACTGGAACATTAGATGGCACGCAAACACATAAGTTAGTTCTTGAAGGTATCTTTGGACCTGTTTATAAAGTTACTACAACTAAGAAACTTATTACAAGTAAAACTCTTGCAGATTTAAAAATCTATAATTTGATATTGGAATATCCTGACGAAATTAAAAAGGCCACGAAGGGTAAGACATATCAAGAAGAAATGGATTTCCTAGTTCAATATGAACCAAGAAATAAGTTCATTAGAAATTTAGCTCTTAAGCAAGAAGGTAATAGTCTTGTTCTATTTCAGTATGTTGAAAAGCATGGCAAAAATTTATATGAAATGATTGACGCCAAAGCTGTGGATAGAAAGGTGTTTTTTGTTTATGGTGGGACAGATACGGAACAAAGAGAAAAAATTCGAGCATTGACAGAACTTGAAAACAATGCTATAATAGTAGCATCGTATGGGACATTCTCTACTGGGATTAACATTAAGAATTTGCACAATATTATATTTGCATCTCCTTCTAAATCTCGTATAAGGAATTTGCAATCTATTGGACGCGGTTTGAGAACAACCAAGGATAAAGATAGTTGTAATCTATATGATATAGGCGATGATTTGACCTGGAAATCTAAAAAGAATTATACGTTACTTCATATGATTGAACGTATAAAGATTTACAATGACGAGCATTTTGATTACAAACTTATAAAAGTTCAATTACAATGACATTAAGTTTTAAAGTATTAAAGTTAATTAGCGGCGAAGATATAGTATGCAAGACTGATGAAGTAATAAATTTGAAAGAAAACTTTAGTATTTTTATAAAAGATCCTTTAGTACTAAATCAAATTAGAACAAAATTACATAATGCAGTAATGGAATCTTATACACTTGCTCCTTGGTTTGCATTAGCTGAGGAAGAATTTTATGAGATACCTATTAATAATATTATTACATACGCAACTGCTAAAGAAGAACTTAAAGAAAATTATATTAAATATCTTACTGCCCGTAAAGAAGCAGAAGAAAATGCAATAGATATAGACGATGAAGCCCGAGACTTAATTTTAGAAGAGAATGATGATGAAAAACACGACAATGGAAATAGTAGAAGCAGAAGACGGAAAACTTTCCATTAAGGAAAAGAAACCGGTAACGGCTCATTATGTAAATAATAAAGAGTTTTTAGAGGCATTGATAGAGTATAAAGAAAACGTTGATGCAGCTAAGGAAAAAGGGGAGGAACCTCCCGTTGTTACGCGATACATAGGCGAATGCTTTATTAAAATTGCAACTCATCTTTCATATAAATCCAATTTTATTAATTATACTTTTAAAGATGATATGATTTCAGATGGGATTGAGAATTGCTTAACTGCAGTACAAAAATTTGATCCAACTAAATCTTCAAACCCCTTTGCGTATTATACTCAGATTATTTACTTTGCCTTTATTCGTAGAATTCAAAAGGAAAAGAAACAACAAGCCACTAAGTATAAAATGATTGAGAATATGGATATTGACTCCCTAATCCTACAAGATCACGATAGTGGTGAATTTGGTAGCCAATTTTTGGATTATTTAAAACGGCAAATGGATACAATTGACATTGAGAAACGAAATATTACAATCCCGAAAAAGGTTAAAAAAGTTGAAATAGATTCAGACAATCCTCTTGACATGGACGACTGATTTACTATATAATATATGTTAATTTAATCATTGGAGTCTTGATGTCAAAGCTTAAAGTTGCAGAATTGTTTTATAGTATTCAGGGTGAAGGCCGTTATATGGGTGTACCTAGTGTGTTTCTTCGCACATTCGGTTGTAACTTTACTTGCAGCGGTTTCGGTATGCCAAAAGGTGAGCGTAGTCATGAGAATGATCTTATTGCTATTACTGCATCTACCGATGAAAATATGTATCCTACTTATAAAGATCTTCCTCTTGTCAGTACAGGTTGCGATTCTTATGCTTCTTGGGATCCTCGCTTTAAGCACCTTAGTCCTGTACTCGATACTGATAACATTGTCGATTCAATTATGGATATTCTTCCATACAAGAAATGGGAAGACGAACATCTTGTAATTACTGGCGGAGAACCATTGCTTGGCTGGCAAAGATCATATCCAGATCTTCTAAATAATGAAAAGATGAAATCTTTAAAAGAGATTACTTTTGAGACAAATGGTACTCAATCATTGTCCACCGAATTTAGACAGTATCTCCTTAATTGGTCTTTAGGTCGTAAAGATAGAGGATATAATGCACTAACATTTTCTGTTAGTCCAAAATTAAGTGTCAGTGGCGAAAAATGGGAAGAAGCAATTTGTCCAGAAATTGTCGCACAATATCAAGATGTTGGCCACACCTATCTTAAGTTTGTGGTGGCGACTGAAGAAGATGCTGAAGAAGCAATGGAAGCAATTGAACTATATAAATCTACAGGGTTTAAAGGTTCTGTTTATTTGATGCCCGTTGGAGGTATCGAAAGTGTTTATGCTATGAACAATCGAAAGGTTGCAGAAATGGCAATGAAGAATGGTCTTAGATATAGTGACCGTTTGCAAGTACCCCTATTTAAGAATGAGTGGGGAACATAAATAATAATGTTACACAAAGGTAACAAAATTTTCAACTATCATATCCGTGTAAGGAAGGATCAAAATGTCATATAACAAGACAAAAACAGACCCAGAATTGGGACAAAAAGTTCATCAGCATTTAGTTGCAATGGGAGTAGAAACTCCTATGGCCCCAAACAATTTAGATCGTAAGGAAAAGATTGATCTAATTGAAAAACATATGTATCAGATTATGAATACACTTGGATTAGATCTAAGTGATGATAGTTTAATTGAAACACCAAAACGTGTTGCTAAAATGTATGTCAACGAAATCTTTTGGGGTTTGGATTACGAAGCATTCCCTAAATGTACGACAGTTGATAACAAGATGAAATATAATGAAATGGTCGTTGAGCGTAATGTTAATGTCCAAAGTAATTGCGAACATCATTTTGTAGTTATTGATGGGTTGGCAACTGTCGCTTATGTTCCAAATGATAAAGTTCTTGGACTCAGCAAAATTAATCGTATTGTTGAATACTTTAGCAAGCGCCCTCAGATTCAG